ATTAAATCAGGAGTTATATCACGACGCATCAGACAACAAAAACGATGACGTATTTGGATACACACCAAGATACGCAGAGTACAAATATATACCATCAACCGTTCACGGTGAAATGAAAACAACTTTAGACTTCTGGCACATGGGTAGAATATTCCCAAGCAGACCACTATTAAACGAAGGTTTTATAGAATGCGACGCATCAGAAGTAGATAGAGTATTTGCAGTAGCAGAAACAGAAAAATTATACGTGTATTTACACAACAATATCAAGGCAAGAAGACCGATGCCTTACTTCGGTGTACCAACAATTTAACAATGAGAAGAAGAACAAAACGAAAAAAATCATACGGATTTAAAAAATCCATGGCAAAACAAAAACGTAAAAGTAAAAAGTACAACTCCTTTAGGATATCAAGGGGTGGAATAAGACTCTAATATGCAATGTATCACACCAATCACGGTCAGGAACAAAACAAAAGATATAAACAATCAGAATCTTTTCGTCACTGTGCCGTGTTCAAAGTGTGTAGCATGCCTTAAAAGACGAACAGGACACTGGTCCTTTAGAATCAATCAAGAAGCTAAAATAAGCTCATCTGCGGCGTTTTTAACGCTAACATATGCAGAAGAACCAATTTCAGACAATGGCTTCCCTACCCTAGTCAAAAAAGACTTTCAGGACTTTTTTAAACGTTTACGTAAAAAAACAAATAACAAGCTAAAATATTACGCTTGTGGAGAATACGGTACAAAAACTAAACGCCCACATTATCACGCTATTGTATTCAATTTACCACAAAGTTTCTTACAAAAACCAGAGAAACTAGACCCAGTATGGGGACATGGTCACACCATGCTTACCCATTCAAATGCACTAACAATAAACTACGTCGTAGGATATATCAACAAAGGCAATTTCGAAAGAAATGGACCAAACGACGACAGACTTAAGGAATTCTCTTTAATGTCTAAAAAAATGGGCATGAACTATCTAACACCTAAAATGATTGAATACTACAGACAAAGACAAATTGCGTGTATTGTACACGAAGATGGCCATATACTTTCTATGCCAAGATATTATAAACAACAAATCTTTTCTAAAAAAGAACTTAAAAAAATTAACGATGAGTACCAAGAGCTCAACGCTCATAAATTTGATATACAGACTTCAGAAGAAGCCAGACTTGACTACGAAGCAAAAAAGATGCTTATATATAAAAACGAAAAACAATTAAAACTAAAAAGAGTAAAAATATGAAACTAAGAAAACAATTTACAGCAGGATATGAAGGAACATCTGGTCCTTCACCAGACACAACACTTATGACACAACCAGACATGACAATGTCTATACGTGATCTGCTTGACAGACACTCAAGAGGTTTACCTCTTACAACTAATCAACGAACAGGTGAATATTTTGATACCGAAATACCACGATTCTACGATTTAACAGATATGTTAAAATACAAACAGGAACTTATGGACAGAAACAAATCCATAAACAACCTCATAAAAGATGAGAAAAAAGCTGCAAAGCAGCGAGAAAAAGAAAATCTTAAAAAAACAGAAGATTTACAAACTTCCGATAAAAACGAAACCTTAGTTAACTAAGGTTTTTTTTATGGAAAAAAGCGAAGCGTCAGCATTAATACATACTTGATATATTAATGCTAATTGACACAACACTAAAAATCAGTTAGTTACGACAGAAGGAGGGAGGCACGACCAACGCACAACAAAACAAAACGATAAAAAGTTTGGCAATTAAAAAAAAAAAACTATATTTACATCAAATCAATGTAAAACCAGTCCTATAATACTCCAGGTTACGTAACCTGTTAAACATAGTATAAATTATAGGACATAAAATTAACACTTATGTCAAATACAACAAATTTTAAAACAGAACAAGAAAAAAAACAACAGGAATTATTAAACAAAATAATCCTAAATCACTGCGTAGCATGTCATCAACAATTGGATTTACTCCAATTAAGATTAATCAACTTCGAAGACTTAGTCGAAGGCGTTAGAGAAACACTAAGAAGGACTTCGTATGAGCTAAAAGATCATAAGGAAAACTTTCCACACAAATTACCAGAAAACTTAAATAAACAACCAAAATTAACTAAAGTATAATGGCAACAAACGCTGCAGGTAATAGTACAATAAGCCCAACTGCATCAGCAGCCATATCCGGTGGAGCCGGTATAATTGGTAGCATAATAGGCAATATTGGAGCTAGAAAACGTCAAAAAAAGGCAGACAAAGCCAACATAAAATTTTGGCAAATGCAAAATGCATACAACGACCCAGCACAACAAATGTCCAGACTCAAAAAAGCAGGGCTAAACCCAAACCTCGTTTACGGTCAATCCGTAAGCGGGGCGACCGGGCAGGCGGGTGCAGTAGCACCTTCAAAAGCAGCACCTTATTCTATGGATTTAGGCACTGCCGCTAATAATGCAATGGCAGCTTACCAAACATCAGCACAAGTAAACAATGTTAACATGGACACTGCACAAAAAGCGTTCAAATTAGGCATAGATAAAAAATATGCAGCAGAAACTATAGAACAAGAACTTACAAATGTAAGACTAGGCAACGCTAAACAAGTAATAGAAAATAACGTAGCTGCCGGAACTATGCGAGATAGAATTATGTTAGCAGCCGAAAATTTAGCTATAGCTAAAGCAACATTAACAGGTAAACAATTACAAAACGCAATCCTAGAATTCGACGCAGACATGAAAGACATGAACGTATCAGGAAATTCTTGGGCAGCAGCAATATTAAAATTAATAGTAGGTACAGGTATGGATATATACCAAAAATTCAACGAACCTAGATAAACAAAAACAACTATGAGTATATTTAATCAAGTATCAGTAAAAAAACCATCGTCAAACACTTTTGACCTGTCACACGACAGAAAATTCTCAGCAACAATAGGAGAATTAACACCAATATTGGTACAAGAAACAGTACCAGGCGACAAGTTCAATATTAACAGTTCACAAATGTTAAGATTTGCACCAATGGTAGCACCAATCATGCACAAAGCATCAGTATACACACATTTCTTCTTTGTACCAAACAGAATATTATGGAACAACTGGGAAGAATTTATATCAGGAGGTGAAGACGGTTACGCGAACCCAACATTCCCATATTTAACTGCAATGGTAGGACAAGAATACCAAGTAAAACAAGGAACACTTGCAGATTATCTAGGATTACCTACAGGACAATACGGAACCAACGCTTCCGTAAGCACAGACACAAAAGTAAATAGCTTACCTTTTGCAGCATATAACAAAATATACAACGATTATTACAGAGATCAAAACTTAGTAGCAGAAGTACAAGACACAGTAATCGACGGATTCAATTATTTAGGCGATTTCAACCATATACAAAAAAGAGCTTGGCAACATGACTATTTCACTTCTGCCCTACCTTGGACACAAAAAGGCCCAGAAGCAACAATACCATTAGGAACAACCGCACCAGTATCATTAATTGATTCACCTACACAACCAATGATATGGAACAATTTAACTACTAACTCACCTACTTCTTATGGTGATATATATGCAGTTAATACTCCTCCAGGCGCTGTTAGAAATGAAACAACTACCGATTTATTAACATTAGATCCTAACGGACAATTAGAAGCAGACTTATCAACAGCAGCTGCAGCATCAATAAACGAACTAAGACGAGCATTTAGATTACAAGAATGGCTTGAAAGAAACGCAAGAGGCGGTTCAAGGTATATCGAAATAATACAATCACATTTCGGAGTAAAATCATCAGACGCAAGACTACAAAGACCTGAATTCTTAGGTGGGTCATCTACTCCAGTTACTATAAGTGAGGTTTTACAAAATTCCGAATCTGGGGTAGCTTCCACCGATCCAACACCACAAGGTAACATGGCCGGACATGGAGTATCAGTAGGCCAATCAAACAATGTATCTTACATGTGCGAAGAACACGGATTCATTATAGGAATAATGTCCGTAATGCCAAAATCAGCATATCAACAAGGAATACCAAAAGTATTTAGCAAATTCGATAAATTTGACTATTTCTGGCCATCATTCGCAAACATAGGCGAACAACCAATATTAAACCAGGAGTTATACCACGACGCATCAGACAACTTAAACGATGACGTATTTGGATATACACCAAGATACGCAGAGTACAAATACATACCATCAACCGTACACGGTGAAATGAAAACAACACTTGACTTCTGGCACATGGGTAGAATATTCCCAAGCAGACCATTATTAAACGAAGGTTTTATAGAATGCGACGCAACAGAAGTAGACAGAGTATTTGCAGTAGCAGAAACAGAAAAATTATACGTGTATTTACACAACAATATCAAGGCAAGAAGACCGATGCCATACTTCGGTGTACCAACAATTTAATTAATGAGAAGAAGAAGAAAACGAAA